TGCACAATGGTTAAAAAATGCTAACTTTGATTTGCGTACAGAAGACAAAAAAGGCGAACAATTTGGTTTTTCTATCGCAGATGGGGAAATTAAAGGTCATATAGATGGTGTAATATGTGGAGGTCCTGTGGACATGGGGTATCCGTGTTTGTGGGAGAATAAGTCAGCCAATGATAAGAAGTTTAGAGAATTTATGATGAAAGGCGTAGCTAGAACTAATCCAGTTTACGCAGCTCAGATAGCTTTGTATCAGGCATACATGAACTTAACAGAGCATCCATGTTTATTTACAGTATTAAATAAGAACACAAGTCAGATATATTATGAACTTGTTCCCTTTGATAAAGTATTGGCGCAAGAGATTAGTGATAAGGCTGTGAATATTTTAGAAGCAACAAAAGCAAACGAAATTTTACCTAGAGTAGCATTCTCAAGAGACTTCTTTGACTGCAAATGGTGTGAGTTTCAAGATAGATGTTGGAGTTAAAATAGGCGACATGAAAGGTAGAGAAACAAACAAATGTCGCCTATAACTTCAGCCAACGAAGTAAGGATATAATAATGACTATAATAAGACTTGGCAATAAAAATCGTGAGATGAACTCACATGAATTAGTAGAACTAATTAGTCAAAAAGTGCCACCAGAGGTGCAAATAAGTGAGCTTAGAAACACATATCCAAACGGAGTTATTCGTGGGGATCAATTCTCTATTGGTTCATTATCGGGAGAGCCTGGTCAATCATTAAAAATAGATATAAATCCTAGATCACCATACTTTATGAAAGGTCAGGACTTTAACGGTGCGTCAGGTATTGGTGGTATCGTAAAGATATTGATGGAGGGTCGTGGCATGAGATTACCTGAAATTAAAGAATTGTTCGGAAACTATCTGGACGATTCTCCAAGTTTTGTCAGGGATCAGGAAGCTCCTCCACCAATTATTAATCCATCTTTGCGTCAACAGATAACAATGAACACTCCATTTGACTCCGAACATTTGTATCTAAATGCAGATGGAGAAATACTTTGTATAGTCAGACGATATAATATGAGAGATGGTGCGGGTAATCCCGTCATGGATGATCACGGTAAACCTAAGAAAGAGTTTCGTCAGTTTACTGGTAATAATCCATATCCTAAGATGCCTGATGTAAGACCGTTATATAATATACCGAACATTTCTGCTTCAGATAAAGTTATATGGGTAGAAGGCGAGAAGTGTGCTGATGCTCTTAATGAACTAGGTTTTACAGCTACATGTACTATGGGCGGAGCGGGTATGTTATCTCGTAAGTCAGCCAGTCAATTTGATTTCTCACCGTTGCATGGCAAAGAGTTAACAATTTGGCCCGACAACGATACAGCGGGTAAAAAGGTCGCTGAGTTAATACAAGATTTAGCTATGAATGCGGGTGCTAGGTCAGTTACGATGTTAACTCCGCCAGCGGGTAAGCCTGAAAGATGGGATGCAGCGGATGCAATTGCAGAAAACTTTGATATTGGTAACTTTCTTAATACAAAGATAAAGCATGTAAAGAAAACAATTAACTTACTGGATGAAAGTTTATTAATTAAAAGGTTTCAGGGTCAAGCTCCTGAACAAAAGTTTTTAATCGGAGACACATTACCATTAGGTGTACCAATCATATTTTCAGCCGCTGGAGATGCGGGTAAAGGTATGATGACACTAGACTTAGCAATGAAGGTGTCTAGTGGTCAGCCCATGACAAGTGCTTTCGGGGATAATATTACAGAGTTTGGTAACACAATTATCTTTACAGCAGAGGATGATGAAGGTGAAATGCACAGGAGAATTGAGCGTTTAGACCCGAACAATTCTCGTTTTGACTATGAACATGAGATCAGGATTGTATCTCTTCCTAATGTTGGTGGTGTATTTCCAATACTTCAGGAAACTAGTGACGGATACAAGACCAGCATTGAATTTGAGAAGATATACGAACAAATCTTACAAATGAATAATTTAAAATTAATTGTGTTTGATCCATTAGCATCATTTGTCCATGCAGACGTAAATTCTGATCCAGCAGCAGGAGCTGCACTAACTGGTTTACTAGCACAAGTGGCTACAGAAACTGGAGCTTCTGTAATGATGTGTCACCATATGACAAAAATCAAAGATGATGTGGCAGTTGCATCTCCCGAACAAGCAAGGAATATGATTAGAGGTACGTCAGCATTAGTTGATGGTGTGAGGTGTGCGTTTGCCATATGGCAAGTTGATGAGGCTACTGGTCGAAGGCGTTGTCAGGATTTAGGTATAGAATATCAAAGAAACAGATGCTTTGATGGCGCAGTCGTTAAATCAAATGGTCCCGCAAGGCGTGACATAAGGCATTTTGTTCGGGATATGTATTCTGGACTACTGGAAGACAAATCGGAAGACATATCAAGACTGCATTCTGGAAGTAATCGGGAGATAAAGAAAGATGCTTTATTTGCTTGGATTGCCACATGTGAGCGGGAAGGTAGAGCGTTAACACAGCAATCGGGAGCTGATGCCATTTTGCAACGTATGAGTGCAGATCCAGACGCACCAAGAACTTTGGATAACTGCACACAAAGAATGGTTGATGGAATTGTTCGGGAATTACTGGCAGAAGGCAGGATCGGGAAGTATTCATTTAGTAGGTCAGGTGGTCGTAAGTGGCTTGGAACTACAGATGGTGACATGAGCAGAGGAGAATATGAAGCATCAACAGCAACGGAGAATGTATAATGTTATTGGCAGACGGTTTTGAAGGAGCGTTTATCGGAGTGGCTACAAGATGTGGGCAACCGACATTAGCTGTTTACAGCGCACATAAATGTATTAAGCTATTAGTAGAAAGAGATGGCATGACGCATGAAGAAGCATTGGAATACTTCAATTTTAATGTTGTTGGTGGGTGGGTCGGTGAAGAAACGCCTTTATTTCTTGAGTCTATGTCATTGATTGAAGCGTGTAACTTAGATGGGGAGGCTAATGACAATGAGCGAACAGAGTAGAAGAAGAACTTGGCAACCAGTTGTGCAGACGAAAGAAAGACCGAATAATTGTTCGGTTTGTGGCAGGTCTGGAGCTTCGTATTCTATTGATGGAGGTTGGAATTGGCATTGTTGGGTGTGTGTACCAGATGAAAGTTACTTCAAAGCAGGTGGGAAAGATGATGCAAAAATGTATTAACTGCGGTGCCAAAATGAAAGTAGGGCGTTATGAAAAAGCTAAGTTTTGCGTAAATTGCAATTATGAAAGACAAGCTGGTAATGCTGAAATTAAAAAAGTTTTTAAAGATTTGCAAAAAAGAAACAGTAAAATGACACCTGAAGAACTAGAAATGAATGAAAAATTTGAAGATGATCCAAGAGCTGAAACCGAACAATTATACGGTAAAGTATCAAAAACTCCTGACAGATCCCATTATTCTCCTGTTAGCAGTATTGATATAGAAAATATGTAATGCCAGAGCTAATATGTAATTTACCAGCAGAACAAATTTGGGTTAGAAAAGAATATCTTAGAGATTTACAAGACGGACATGGTGAATTTGTAAAGGGTATATGGATTACAGCTAAGTCTATAGCGGGTCGAGCTTTTTACTTTGAAACTTATTTACCCGAATATGGAGCTATGTTTGATAAGCTACCAATATCTGCATTTGTATCAAAACCAGTTACGCCTAAACTGGATATGAATTTACCTAATCTGCAATTTTGGAATTGTATGGATTACAATGTTACAGCTATACATAAACAATTTATCGGAAGCATGGATTTTGAAGTCTTGACAAGAGATTTTGGTATCGTTAAAGGCACATATATATGCACATTGGATAACTACCATAATCAGCCTGACGTAATTGACTACAGTACCAGTGAAACACCTGAAGAACATAAATCATTTAATTTGTTGCAGTTGAACAATGGACAATATTGTTTATATCCGAACAATAGAATGAGAATTTATGACAATAGCCTGACTCCTGAGAAGCCTAAAATGCCCGATTTTAAAGTTAGCACAGTTGAGTACCAAGTTGAAAACGGTAACAACACAAGGCTAGGCGATACTGATGAATACTTTTGGAAAACCAAAAAAGAATAATTCACCATTGACAATGTAGTTATCATTACATATATAGATTATATAGGTCTATCGTAAGGAGATAATTATGGAAAAACCAATTCTAGCAAACGAACTAATTACAGCTCTTGGAGATGCCAAAAGAAATATACTTGGATGGCAAGGCGGTAAATATGCAGAGGGTATGAGACGTAACGTACAGACTGAAATCGTTACTGCTCAAAAATTTGTATTAAGCAAAGGTCTTATTGAGCATGCGGTACAAGCAAGTATGGCAAAACCCGAAATACTTTTTAATATGTTGGAGCGAGGTATACCACCATTTAATTCTTTATGGATTGAGTGGGATGAGGTTTATCGTCAAGAACTATTAAAGAAAATCCATGAATCAAATGGTAAAACTTATGAAATGAATGAAACTATTATGCCCGTTGGTTATCATATTATGAAGCATAATAATGATTTTATATATGCTTTATACACAAGATACGAAACTGAGGGGAAAGCCTATATGGTATCTCCGCAGATCGGATTCACTATTGATAACGAAAAACCATTTGATAGATTTTCTGCTACAGCAAGTAATGAAGAGCCTATGAGCGATAAAGATTGGAACATGGCATCATGGCAATCTACATCTGCATATCTTGGCAGTTGGTACGTTGGGGAATATATGAACAACGGAACTAAGAAAGATAAATATTATTTAGATCAAGTTAGGCAACGGCTTACCACAACACAAACTTCATCTATGCACTGGATGATAAGTCAAGAAAAATTTGATTATGGTTGGAATAAATCAGAAATGAGACAATTTATGGAAGTGTCTTATAATGTTATGGAAGGTGATGCTAGGTTTATGATTGCATTACTTGGGTTGTTAAACTACGATTTAATCGCCACAGAGACAGTTATTCCGCCTAAAAAGATAGATCATATAGCCTTTGGTCGTAAAGTGCCTAAGAACGAATATAAGGTCGTTACGATTAACTTACCAAAGCCTAGAGGTAAAAGAGTTT